ATGACAACCAAAACCATTGCTGGTGATAGAAAGATCTTTACAGAACAAGCACCTGGTTATCTAGCGAAGAATCGTTATGGTTTACCAAGTGAAATGCCTATGGATTGGCAAGCAATCCGTGAGGAAATGATCAAGTGAGCAAACTACCCGAAACCGAAAGACTGTTAGTTTCATTAAGACGAGTTAATAAAGTTTTAGATAAACAATTAAAAACGATTGATGAAGATAACAACAACTTACCGCATGACGGGTTTAAGTGGCTTGCATTTATTAACGCAGATATCTCAGACTATATTGATCATCTTGAAAAATATGATTCGTATGATTTGGGATAATTTTTAGGGAGTAATTAATGGAATTAAAAGATGAAATAAATTTCGATGATCAAATCGATATGGGTGGCTCAAAGATTGAACCTGGCGTACATAAAATTAAAGTTGCATCGCAAACTTTAGTTCATGGCGAGGACAAGAATGGGCCGAATACAAAAGTAGAAGTAGACTTTATCTTTCCAGAAGGATCTGCTTCTGTTAAAGAGTGGTACACGATTGCTAATGGCAATCCAAAAGCAACCAATGTTGGGATGCGTAAGCTCAATTCGCTCATGGAAGCGGCTGGCTTAGAAAAATTAAGCCCAACTAATACAAACACTTCTGCTCTTACTGGTAAAACTGTATTGTGCAATATCATTGAAAATGAAAAAGGTTATCTGAGAATTGATGACGACTATGGCAAAAACTATAAACCTGTAACAGAGAAAGAAAAACCTGTAGCAGTTAAAAAGGAGAAGCCAAGTGTTAGTCAGGAAGAATCAGACGAAATACCATTTTAATCCAAAGAAGTTTAGGCCTGCGCTGTGTGGATATTGTTATCTCCCAGCGCAAAGCCCTAGACTTCTGATAAACAACGACAGCATTTATGGATGCTGTTGCAAAGAACATTTAGAACTTATACGCGAGGGTAAGAAATTGAAAAGAGTAGCAGTAGCATGTGATGAAGGAATAGAACACACAATCACTGCAAGCAAACAATCCTATATAGATATCTCTAAAAAGAATAAATCTTATGTACTCCACGAGTGGAGCAGAGAGGATCGTGAACTCTTTTACCTACGCATAGTTGATGCTTACTTGACTTGGGCTAATGAACAAGCAAGAACAGGCAAGCTAGAGAAGGTAATAGAGGATGGATCTATCTAAGTATTTAGAAAACTACAAAGAGCAATCCAAAGTCAGGATGCCAGATCTCAATGATTTGGTAGGGGAGTTATCCAATCATGGTCTGCAAGTAGATCATTTGGACACAAGTGGAAACTTGGTGCGCGTGCGTGTGTGCGAGGGGTTAGGATCTAAAGCAGATAGATCTAATCAAAGATCAGGTTGGTATGTTGTTAATGAATTATCAGGTAATTACTTTGCTACCTTTGGTAATTGGAAAACAGGTTTTGAAGGTAAATGGAGTTCTATAGATACCAGCACACTTAGTCCTGTAGACACCGCTAAATTAAAACAACAAATGGCGGAGGCTCAACACAGGCTGGAAGAAGCTAAGAAAAATAGGAACGAGGAAGTGGCAACAGAGGTAAACGAACTCTTTGCATCTTACAAAAATACGACTGAACATGAGTATCTCACAAATAAAAAAGTTAAAAGCTATGGTTTAAAAACAGATCCAAATGATAGTTTGGTTGTTCCTGTGCATAATATCACAGGGGACATTCGTTCACTACAGTACATTGATAAAAAGGGCAATAAAAAGTTTTATCCAGGCGGAGAGATCAAAGGCAACATGTTTTGTCTTGGTTTTAGCGTGGATGAATTACCACAAATAAAAGAGCTTATCGTTGTCGAAGGTTACGCAACCGCAGCGACTGTATATGAAGCTACTAAGATACCAACCGCGTGTGTTTTTTCTGCAAACTTTGGGATGAGGGCAGTTAAAAACATCAGAGGAGTATCACAATGCAAAATATACATAGCCTTAGACAGCGATACAAGCTCTGTGGGACAACGAAATGCACAAGACATAGCAAATGCCTACCCCAATTGTTTCAAGCGCATACCGAGCATTACAGGCGATTATAACGATATGTATTTAGAGCATGGATTAGAGCGTGTTGCTAAAGAAATCATAACCAGCAGTATAGGTATTACTAGATTCTCAATTAAGAACTATAAAGGCGAGCCACCCAAGCGTGAATTTCTTGTGGATAAGTTTTTAGAAAAAGGTAAGCCATCTATCTTTGCAGGTATTGGTGGCGTGGGTAAATCTATGTTGGCCTTAGATCTTGCATTAAAAGTTACAAGAGGTCATGGCACTTGGTTTGGTCATCCGATTATTAAATCTGGCAATGTGGTTTATATAAGTGCAGAGGATGATCAACACGAATTACATAGAAGGATTATGGCTTTAGATCCTGAACAAAAAAGGTATGACACTTTGTATGATACTTTCGCTTATACCATTCCTGATACCGAACAAACTATGACACTTTTAAGGGATAACAAAGATGGTTTACATATCACCGAACAAGCTAATGAATTAGTAGATGAACTAGGCAAGATCAATGATCTGGCTTTAGTGATTCTTGATCCGATCCAAGCAATGAGTGCAGCTCCGTTGTCGTCAAGCAATGAAGCAGCACAATTATATGGTCAGCTGTGCGCCTCTATCTCCTCGCAATTAGGAGCAAGCGTTATGAGCATCCATCACATGAGTAAAGCTGCTCTTTCTCATACTGATGATCCTATGCTTGCACGCTCCTACATTAGAGGCGCAACAGCCCTTGTGGATTCAGCACGCCAGGCGTTTGGTCTGTGGCTTGCGAAAGAGGAGGAAGCAGAGCGCATCTGCGTTGATGAGGGCGTAGAGTTTGATCCTCTGCGCGTGGTGCGCGGTGGGGTGGTGAAATCTAACTCAAGCGAGATAGATACCACAGTAAAAACTCTCTTTAGGCGCGGTGCGGTGCTTGAGCCTTATGAGGAAAACAAATTTAACTTTGAGGATTATTAATGAATACATTTTTTATAACCAATTTAGTAGTATTCCTAGCAGTCTTAGCTGCGTGGATGATATGGAGGCAAGAATGAACTGTTGGCAATGTAAAACAGAATTAATATGGGGCGGAGATCATACAGGAGAAGATTACAACGCTGAAGATTACGAAATCGTAAGCAATCTATCTTGTCCTAAGTGTGAATCTTTTGTCCTTGTTTATCACCAAAAAAAGGAGAACGCAGATGTCGAAGGGTAGCAAACCAAGACCAGTAAAAGACAGAAAGAAGTTTGAAGAAAACTTTGATCGTATATTTAACAAACGCAAGGAAAAGAAAGATGGCAATAAAACTAATACTAAGTAGCGAGGATAAAAACATTCTCAACGAAGCACTAAGACAATACGCGCTTCCAACCATGAATAAAAAGAAACAAACCATGGAAGAAAAGAAGTTCTTAGCGCAGATCGAGAGCCTCATAATGCAGATCAATTTTAGTAAGGAAATACCCTAATGAATGTTACTAACATATCCAATAACCTAGGCGAACATGTCCAACACCCTAGGCGAACATATCCAACGAAGGTGACTAACATATCCATATATCCAATATATAAGAATTATATATGTATGAGAGAGGTAAAATGCTGGCGCATTTTCCCCTCTCTAAGCATGCTCGCAGACTCTCGCGCTCACTCGCGCACAAAGAGAGAATCAGGCGCACTTGCGCGAAGCGCAAGCGCAGGGGGTGCGAGGTGAGAAGGGAGCAAGATTATTGGTGGATGACACCGACAGAGGTAGAAGATCCTAAGAGATCAGGCCTAGTGCGCTTGGGCGTGGTGCGAGAGCAGAAAGACTTTGCGCGTGTGCGCAATATTGTTTGGCGTTGGTATAGGCGCGAGGTGGCAGGGAGAACAGATCTCACGCCTAGCGCGAAGCTGTGCGCGTGGGCGTTAGCGGAGCGCTGGAGATGGGAAACCTACTCTTCACATGATGCCATAGCGTATTACGCCAAGATGGTTGGTTTGCATAGAAAGACCTGTGGGAGAGCGATTACCGAGTTAATAGAAAAAGAGGTGGTGTGGTGTGTGCTTGAAGATGAGAAGCGCAGATTAAGAAAATCCCAGGCTGGTGGTAAAAAGCATTTTCTATTGGTGGGGTTAGGCTACCTACTAAAGGAGGGAGAGTTAAGATAGCCTATTGATACCCCATGAAGAAGGGCGCGTATTCATCATAGTAAGGAGGGAATGATAAAAACCGAACACGCGCCCAAAACTAGATAATTCTTCCGTTCTTGGTTACTACTGCGAGTTTATCTCCGTATTGGTCTTTTAAGATCCAATCACCCTCAGAAGTTTGTATTGATGTTTCTCTGCTCGCGTAGGGCAACTCTCCGATATAGCCCTTATCGCGTAGACTGCAATGATACTTATGTTCCGCCATTTCAAAAGTCATTACATTTCCTCCCCATCTTCTGATTTAACAAATGCCCAAGCAGGTGCGATTATGCAGATAATTAGGGCTAATATTCTTAATAGTTCTTCAATCATCAATATTTCTCCTATGGAAATATATTATCTTTGTTTAAATAATTCATATTTTTCCAAGTTTTAAATTTTGCAAAAATATATTTACAAGTTTCTATTAATCCAATAATTGAAAATAGATAAATAATTAAATTAAACTCAATCATCATACATATCCATAAAGGGATAGTTTTTATATCCCATTCTTTCTGCAACTTCTTCGTCTAGCTCTTCGTTGGACTGACAACCCACATAAGTTGATGATGTAGCCCAAAGAGCAAAGATAAATAAAGTTCCAATAAATGAAACTAACAAAATTAATAAAATTCCTATGCCTAAAAATATATATTCCATTATTTACCCCATATTGTTTTTGGTTTTTCTTTTGGTTGTTCGTTAATGCTTTCTAGTAATGCCTTTTTAATGTTGGTTAGATTATGACCTTTAGTGTCCAGAATTTTGAAATCGTTTAATCTTGGTTTGTAGGTAGCATGTTTATAGGCGCGATATAGTGCGCTCTTGTCGTCATCCATAGAGCCTTTATATGTCCACTCTATAGAGTCGCCTTCGTAGTTAAAATAAAATCTAGCGTTATTAATCATCTTTGTCCTCCTTGTAATCAATATACGCGTTGCCTAGTAGCATGGTAAGAATGGCTAACAATCCTATAGAGAATAAAAAAATAAACCCTTTTAGGATCGTAGCCATGTCTATCAGTCGTTTTCCTCTTCGTTGGGTTTATCCCAAAATGCAAAAAATCTTTCTCTCATTCTTTCCCAAGTGGTGTTTAGTTTATTTGGCTCATCAAATTTATAAGTAGCAACTCTACCGCTTGCATATTTGGTTTCTATAAAATCCTCATGGTAAGGATTGTCTTTATCCCATTTTGCATAAATTTGGGTGTACATATTATCCATGCGCTCTGCCTTCATTTCTTCATCACGCTTTTTTACTTTGTGTGTATTCTCAGTCATGCTGTTTCCTGTTGTGCTAAAAATTCTTCAATTTCTTTTCTTTCTAGTACAAGATAATCAACGACTGCATCATAGATAACATCAAATACGCCGTCAGGCATATCCTCGTGATTTAAGGTTCTATAAACCTCGTTAGGATTTCCGTTTAGATCAAATACTTTTATTTTTAATCCTATGGATATATTAGGTTTCTTTGGTCTTGTTCTCATGTTCCCTCCTTAAACCAAAAATATTAAAGTTAAAACAGATATCACGCATATAAATATCTCACTTATAACGCGTGCCTTATCCGTCCAATGGATTGGTGGTTGTGGTTTGTGGTTTATATAGTCTTTCATTATTCGTCCTCCTCTGAAACTAAAACCCTTAAAACTTCTATAACTTCCGCGCTTCTGCGTCCATTATCGCCTATGACAATATCTACAGCTTCTTTAATAAGCGTTTCATTATATGAATATAACTCACTTACTTTAGGCATTAGGCATTCTCCTTAATTAGCCACTCAACTTCGTTTTCTGCATTGCAAGTAGCACTATCTCCCATACAGTAGAAATCTTGTTCTATTATTTCTCCTGTATTATCTAGTATTTGATAGCCACCCTCACCCCTTTCATCACCTTCAAGTAAATCGTATCCGTCATAATTTTCCATAGCTTTAACCCACTTATCGCAGGGTTGTTGTTCAAATTCTCTAATAAAGTATCCCTTGTATTCATACTCTCGTAAGAGAATTGTTCCCTCTAGGTAATCGTCTTGGTTAAATTCAAATTTTGATATTGCCATTAGGCGTTCTCCTTTAAATGTTGTTTTTCTTCTTTGGTTAAACATGCGAAATGCACTCTCCAAGAGCCGTCAGAAAATTCTTCTTGCCCTCTTGGGTCATCCTCGCTATATACATCATAAGGACATAAATCTTCATCAATAGAAATCTTTTCATTGCATCTGTCGCACTCCCACGCAGAACAATTTGGGCAAAGATATCCGTCCCTGTATTCCCCTTCTGCAAAGATAGGATTACCTTGATCATCATTAACATCAGATTCATAATCAGCATCTGCTGGAATTCTGTTAACAAAAAGTCCTGAACCCAAAGAAGTATCTTTGCCACAATTTACACATCTATTACCTATATCCATTATTTTTCCTCCTCTAAAATAACTTTAAATGTTGCTAGGGGCTTAGTTGTATCTGTTTCCCTAAATCCCTCTTTATATTCTCCGTCTGCTGTATGGTAGCCTTCATCACTCCATGCAGTAGGATAAAAGGTTATATACTGCCTTCCCGATTTATCGCATGTCCAAAGGTTAGCGTCTATAACTTCCCCTTCTTCATTTTCAAATTGCGTCCAGTTGTCATTCTGCCAATGTTTCATTATGCAACCTCCTCTAATGAATAAAGATATTCTTGTACAATTTCCTCTCCTACAATATAGGCGTACATGTTGACGATTGAAACAGGGCATGAAAAGTCAGTATTTACCTCTCCAAAGTTAAACTGCTCATAATCTTTTATGGTTTCTATTACATCAAATACATGATCGCCTAACCATTGTTTAGCATCATATGTATAACAGATGTAATAATCAGTATTAAAAGCATGGTAATGAAGATCTTCTTTATTATCTTCTATCCATTCTTTATCTTGATCTTTGATGAAGTCATCAAAGTATTCTTTTATTTCTTCTCTTTTATATTGTAAATCCATCTTTAAACTCTCCTATAAATAAATGGGTTACTTATACCACGAAAGGCGCATATAAAACGCGCCTTGGTGGTTTGGTTTGATTAGATCATATGGTATGTCCGTATCTGATCCATGAATCATTAGTTAAAATATTATTTTCTTCTAGTAATGTTGTTAGATCTTCAAGATCTATTTTAAACATTTTTATAGCATCGCTGATTGGGTAGTCATAATATCTCATCTTGTGCATTGCAACTTCTTCTCCGTCTTTATTGTCTATGTAGCCATAGATAGTAAATGATCCGTCAGAGTGTTTTTCAACACCGCCTGTTAAATATGATTCTAGGTTTTTTGTTTTCATCTTCTCTCCTTTAGTGAATGATTAATAGCTATATTAAACTACGCATATATACACATGTCAACACTTTTACACTATAAATATGTATAAATATGTATATATGTTGTAAAAACCTTATAGAATAAGGGTTAAAAGGGAGCAAAAAAAAATGCAAAATACTGCAATAATGGAAGAAAAAAAACCTAAAAAAGCAGGAAGAAAGAGAATTAATATTGATTATGCTCAATTAGAATATTTGGCATCTTTGAATATGGGAGTCATGGATATATGCCGTACTTTGGGGATTTCTTGGGATACATTCGATAGAAATAGAAAAAGGAAAGCGGATTTTGAGGACGCATACCAGAGAGGAAAGGCAAAGGGTTTAAAGGTAGCTACATCCAAATTGATGGAAAAAATACAAGATGGAGAGTTCCAAGCTATCCAGTTTTATTTAAAGAATACGGATTCTGATAGATGGGCGGATAAACAAGAAGTTCAACACAACCTAAACCTTTCAAATATTCTTACAGAAGCCAATACACGCATAATTGAGGGCAAAAAGGTAGAAACAATAGAAAAGAAGGGGCAGTTTCTTTTGAAGGACAATGACAGCTCAGAAAATAACTAGGCAATGATGCACGCGCACAAACTCATCTTCTCCCTTCTGTATGTAGTGCGCTTGCATTTGTTGGCGGTATTGCCATTCTTGATCCTTCCAAGAATACCCCCCCGTCAACACCCTAGCGTAGTGCGTATATATATAAACTGTTGAGATAATTTTTTTTATGAAATACAAACCAGAACAAGAAAAGGAGTTGATGACCTCTGTTTGGTCAATGAATATAAAAGATGATCCGTTAAACTTTGTCAGATTCATCTTCCCATGGGGAGAACCTAACACCCCCCTCGAACATTTCTCAGGGCCAAGGAAGTGGCAAGAAAAAATTTTGAGGGAAATTTCAACACACATACAAAGAAACCAGGTTAAAGACTTACCTGAAATGTTTAGATTGGCGGTGGCATCGGGGCGTGGTATTGGTAAATCAGCCTTAGTGTCTTGGTTAATACTATGGATGCTATCTACAAGGCTTGGCTCTACCATAATTGTTACCGCCAATACTGAGCAACAGCTTAGATCAAGAACATGGGCTGAATTAGGTAAATGGTTAACGCTATCTATCAACTCACACTGGTTTGCTAAAACAGCCACCACTATAAAACCAGCACCATGGTTTGAAGAAGCTCTAATCCGCGACTTAAAAATTGATACTGGTTATTACTACGCGCAAGCGCAACTATGGAGTGAAGAAAACCCAGATGCTTTCGCTGGTATTCACTCATCATACGGAGTCTGCCTAATCATGGACGAAGCATCAGGTATCCCCGCGCCCATATACAGCGTGTCCGAAGGATTCTTCTCCGAACCCACCCAAAACCGCTTTTGGTTTACATTCTCTAACCCGCGCAGAAACACAGGGCCATTCTACGATTCCTTCCACGCCAAGCGCGCCTATTGGAAAACCGAACAGATCGACTCGCGCACAGTCGAAGGCACAGACCAAGCCCTCTTTCAAAAGATGATCGAACAGTATGGCGAAGATTCCACAGTCGCGCGCGTGGAGGTCATGGGCGAATTTCCAAGCGCAGATGACGATACTGTCATACCCATGGAACTCATCCGCGCAGCGATGGGGCGCGATGTATCCCTCACCGCCTCCGCGCCCATAGTCTGGGGCTTAGATGTCGCCCGCTTCGGCGGAGATAACTCCGCGCTGTGCGTGCGCCAAGGGAACACTGTTATTGAGATGATCACATTCCCTAGCATGGATCTCATGCAGTTATGCGGTGCGGTCAAGAACAGATACGATGATGCCACCGCGATGGAAACACCGAGCGAGATCTTAGTCGATGTGATTGGTTTGGGATCAGGAGTGGTCGATCGCCTCGCAGAGCAAAATCTCCCTGTGCGCGGTGTGAATGTGGCAGAAGCTCCTGCGACTAAAAAGAATTATTTGAATCTCCGAGCTGAATTATGGTTTGAGGTAAAAGATTGGTTGGCGAAGCGTGATTGCCGACTTCCTATTGATGACGAGCTTGCCTCGGAACTCGCTTCGCCTTTGTACAAATATACCTCAAGCGGAAAGATAAAAATAGAATCAAAGGATGAAATGAGGAAAAGGGGTATAAAAAGTCCAGACAAAGCAGATGCGCTTGCCTTGACCATGGCATCCTCGGCTGCAAGTTTTAGTGGAAGTGGTAACTATTTCGGTTATAATTTCAAGAAACCTCTCAAATCGCGAATCATAAGAGTTGGATAATTTATGGCAAAGAAAGACTACGAAGAAAAAATAGAAGAACTACTTGAAGGTTCTGAAAAAGAGAACGAAGAAGAAGTTGAAGTAGAAAGCAATGACCAAGACTTAGAAAATCTTGTTGGTGTTATTAAATCCGAGATGGATGATGCCAAAGATTTTATCAATCAAGTTGGTCAAGAGAGAGCGGAGTCTACAGAATATTATCTTGGTAACGAACCAGAATCTACCTCTACTTTACAGTCTGAATTTATTTCAACCGATGTTAGAGATACAGTTTTATTCATGCTTCCACAAATCATGCGTACCTTCTTTGGTACAAAAAAGATTGTGGAGTTTGTTCCTAAAGGGCCTGAAGATATTGCTCTAGCCGAACAACAAACCGATTACATCAATTATTTAATTCAAGAAAAGAATCCTGGCTTCCAAGTTTTCTATTCTGCGTTCAAAGATGCGCTAGTTAGAAAGACTGGTTTTGTAAAAGTCTTTTGGGATGATTCAGTTAAAGCTACCACGCACGAATACACAGGGTTAGATCCGCAGTCTTATCAAGCATTGGTCTTAGATCCTAATGTAGAGATTGTAGAAGAATCTGTAATTATGGAAACGATTACAACTTTAGATCCCCTATCTGGCGAAGAAGTTACTCAAGAGATTCCAGCCAAATACGATTTAACTATTCGCAGACTAAAACAGAAAAACCAAGTTTGCGTAGAGGCAGTACCACCCGAAGAAATTTTAATAGCCCGCCACGCACGCACGCTCGAAGAAGCTTCTTATGTTGCCCACCGCATGATTAAGTCTGCTGCCGAATTAGTTGCCATGGGCTACGAGTATGACGAGATTGAACAATATCTTGGCTCGGACGGATCATCACTAGATCCTGAAGCCTTTGAAGAAATCGAAGCAAGAAATCCGTTTGACAATATGATCTATCCAGATCGTACCGATAGCGGTGGTAAAGATGCTTTGTATATTGAGCATTATTTAAACTACGACTTTGATGGCGATGGTATTGATGAGCGCATCAGAGTTTGCACGATTGGTAATGGTTTGCATATCTTGAATGTAGAACAATGGGATGAATTACCTATTGCTATGTTCTGTCCAGATCCTGAACCGCACACCGCGATTGGATCATGTCCAGCAGATTATCTAAAACCAATTCAAGCTGCAAAATCACAAATTATGAGAGATACGCTAGATTCTCTCGGACATTCTATTTTCCCACGAATGGCTGTAGTCGAAGGGCAGGTCAACATCGATGATGTCTTAAATACAGA